GTTTGAAAGACATGATTACTCCCCTTTAATGGTTGTAATAGTAGAACTGGACGGTGCCAGCGGGATAAATTTTTGTAGGTAGTCAAACATACCCATAATCTCACCGAGTATAGGGACGGTGTACCCTTTGTATTGTTGACGTTTTTTCATATACTCCGCAAGACCAAGACCTTTTTGAACGCGGAGGTTTTCAGCGGCAGCCGATGAATGCTGAGCATCGGCAAATGCTTTTGAAAATAGCGCGAGATTGAGGCCGCCTGCGGTCCTTTCTCGAAATGCGGCGGCCGAGTTTAATGATTGTTGAGTAAACTGAGTCTTGGTTTGTTCATCAATATTTTTTGTCAACGCTTCTTTTTGAGCGATGTCAGCGTTTGAGTTTTTAATTTGCTGTTTTGCTAAAACAGCGTCCATAATGGTCTTGCCAACGCCACGCATTGGGTTTTCGGGTGTAAACATAGTACCCGTAGGAGTTGCAGCGCCATTTCCTCCTGTGGCGCTGAGTATAGGATTGAGGCCAGCTGCGCGCAAGTCGTTAACTTCGCGCTGATGAGCGGTTCCGGCCATTGATGCTTGCCATCGGGCTTGACGTCGGGCGGATCTGGCGCCAGCGATATTTGAAATAATCGAGCCGCCGATATCACCGGCGGCAGCAGCTACGCTGCCCCAGACCCCTTGCGAGGCGTTTCCGCCATTGTCATATGGTGCCATAATTGTCCTTGATTAAAAATGGTCTATGAGGCCCGGAACGCTGTATACGGGCATTGGGCGCGCACATTTTAAGTCAAAGTAGCTGTCGAATATGAATTCGGGCTCACCTGGAACAGCGACAACGCGCGAAATTGGTGGATTCTCCTCGATGAATGCCTGATTAAGCAGAGGCCGAGTTTGGCCGAAATCCTGTGACAAATGCCAGATATCGAGGGGTGTAGCGTTATCGGAGCGCATTTTGCCGGTAATGATACTCGGTTTATACCGGTATTCGGCAAAACGCTCTTGATAGCCCCAGACTAATTCATCGTCTGAGGTACCATCGACATAAATTTCTTTGTTGAGGATTTCTTGTTCCCCGAGATGGGCTAATGCTGGCCAATAGTGATCAAAGCGCGTTCGACGCGACCACATGCGGTTGAGGCCGTTTTGATAGGTGAGGTCGGCTCTAATCGAGCATAAACCGATGATAACGCAATGTTCGGTAAAGGATTTACTGAACCCCCCTTTTGAGTCGGTGACGATACCATAAGCGGCAAGATTACCTTGAGGGGTAGTACCTTCTATACCGCTTTGGGTGGGAGTTGAGGAAGTTTGCTGCACGGGATTGATTGAAATCCGCTGAGAAGATCCACCGAGATATTCAGATCGTTGCATGCGGGCGTCTGGACTGATGACGCCGAAATGTGACCGTATGAGTTCCGTTAATCTGGAACCTCCGCGGGCGTCTCTTTCGAACATGCGTTGAAGCTGAAACGCCTCACGAAGAGAGTTGATGGTGGCGGCGGTTGCGGTTGACAAATCGGCAATAAGACCGGTATTTTCACCGGGAACGCCGAGAGTTTTTTCTGCCGTACTTGTGACGGAATAAGCGGATAATGAATCCCCCAGATTCTTAATATCCGGCCCAGTAGCATAAGGGATAATTGGACCTTCGGAGATACGACCGAAGTAGATATTTTGCGAGCCGTCGCTAAAACGAAGTCCTTTACCGTTACCGGTGACGGGTGCAGTTGTCCCGAGTGGTAATTGAACTGCGGGGCCTTTTTGGGGCCAGGGTAAAGCACTGGTGAAATAATCATGACGTTTGCAGCGTTTGAGTAGAGTATAGTCACTGGGAAGATCGGGGCCATCTCCGGTTTCCTCTGGTATCATAGGACAGAGGTTTTCATCGCGAAACCACTCGTTATAAATTTTTACGTACCCCCTCGCAGGTAACGCGGAGAATTCTACGGAAGCCTTATCTGGTGGGATACCCATGTAATCATGGAGGTCTCCAGAGGTAACGACATCAGAGCCAGCCGAATGGATTTGAGGTAACAGATAATCAACGGGATTCATGGGATCGGCTTGCTCTCCCATAAATTCATTCCAATGTACCCAGAGAAGCCGACACGGCACGGCGAAATAGAATGTATCGAGGTACAGGTTATCCATAAATGGTACAACGGGAGTTGCCAATCTGGCAAAGACGGTAGCGTTTAGGTTGAAGGTGTCACCGGGCAGGGCCTCATCGACATAAATGGGGATGAGCGGCCCGGCGTCGAAAGTAGTTTTGTGACCGTGAGAACGGTTGAAGACGGATCGGGGAATCTCACATTTTGGGACTTGTGAAAAGTTGTGTTGCATAATGCTTTTCATATTACTTGCTCCTTCTGTTTTGGATGAAACCGACTATGTAGCCTACGATAATAAGTATAGCCTGTGCGACGACAATGATATTTTGGGAATCTCGCGAATTCGCGATAAATTGAAGGGTGTCGGTAATGATATTGCACCTCCGGTTGAAGTTGAAAAGCTTCATTATTCGCAGATAGGTTTTGTATAATAGCGAATAAGATTTTAATGATAAAAATGCATTTTTTCATATGCTTTTTCCTTTTTTTAATGTTTTTTGAGTGACTTGGTGTCACTCAGCACAGTTACATCAAGTGGTAGACTGTGCTTTTACCTCCTTATCAGTCGGTTTTGAGGCGGGAATCGGTGCCGGAATAAGGCCGAGTTTTACGGCTTCTTCACGGTTTTCAGGATTCCCGACGAAATTTAATAGTTGTTGTGGGTTGTTCGCGAAACGATCGCGGACAATTGCCGGGAGCATCATGAATTGATCCTCAGCATCGCGCACCATATTGAGCGCGTCTTGATAATTGGTTATGGTTGAGAAATCACCATATAAGGGACTTTGTGATATTTGAGGCATTACGCCGGTTTGCATGGCTTTTTTCATGATTTGATTGATGTTCACCTCGTTGGCGAAGTGTTGTTGGGTTTTAGTCTCGGGGCCAGTTTCGAGTATCACGCGTTCGCGAGGCCCGAATGGTGTACGAAATTCATTTTTCATATGGGTAACTCCATTTGTTCAAACTTTTGAACGGTTTTAAGAGATGAAAGTTGCAAGACGAGTTGAGGTTGATGTGATGCGGTAATAACACCGGATTGATCATCAAAGACACCGATATAATATAACGCGTAATCCTCCGGATACGCGGCATAGTTATTGTTTTTTTTATCGTCATCATTGACGATTGACGTGAGAGAACGAACGATATTGTGAATATGGGCATCCATTACAAGTGTGCCGTAATTCTCGACTTTTGTGTCACGGATTGAGTAAATTTTTTTGATTGCCATTTTTCGTATCCTCTCTTTAGTAAGTTTTTTTTGATTGTAGCGATCTCCTCCTTAGTACGAAGTCGCTCGTAAGTTTGTTCTGCCGGATCGATTGCGGATTTACGTTTCCATTTGATCGCCTCCATTAGTTTAGGGTTGGATGATTTAACAATAGAATCATAATATTTGGGTGGTTTGATTTTCAAGTTATTTCTGACAATAATTTTATCGGTTGATAATATATCATTTTGATATAAATCAAACCACCGGCGACCAATGCCGGGATTTCTTGACATTAGAGAAAATTCTGGTATAAGCGTTTCCGCTTGACAGGGGGGAGAACCTAGCGGTTCTCCCCCCTGACCCCCCTTTCTCTTTTTTAAGCAGTATCTGGCCACATAAGCAGCGGACTCGAAGGTAACTTCGCCGACTGTAGCGTAACCGTTTGGCCAGAGTTGACTAAGAGTGTCTGATAAGTAAAGTTGTACGCCATCGCGTACAGACCAGAGTGTTTTATCGGGAAAGTCGTGACCGAACATACAAATATGATAATGCGGACGGGTATTTAATTCACCATATTCACCACAGAGATAGTATTTAATTTTTTTGTTTTTATATTTTTTTCTGAGTTTTTTTATAAATAGTTGCATTGTACGTTTATCTAGTGAGTTGTTTGGTGGTAGGTGAGCATCATCATATGTAAGAGTGATAAAACAGTTTTCAGAATTTTGCTGCGCTTCGAGAACGCAGCGTATGGCCCATTGGCGGGAATGCTCAAGGCGGCAGCCTATGCATTGTCCGCATGGGACAGTAACAGGTAGATCGTGATATCCTTCACGGATTTTAAACACGATAGGCCAAGAGCCGGTTTTAGGATTACGACCGGCCCTTGAGCGATAAGCGGTAAGCGGGTGGTAGCACGGCATAATTAGCCTTTTGTTAAGTTAAGAGAGATTTGGCCGGACTAAGCCGGCCAATACGATGTGTGATGAATTTCTGGGGTATCAGTTGTTAGATGCGGATTCCACCACGCATCGGGTTGGTGTTATTACGAGGATTGACGCGAGCTTTCTTGGTAAAGTTGCGTTTGGAGGATTTTCTTGACATTTTGCGACGTTTG